CGCAGCCGTAGTCTCGTCAATCGTGTCAGTAGTGATTTTCTGGCTGGCCGACACAATGATGTTTGTCGAGCCTGTGGTGTTGCCGTTCGCAAGCACTTCTGCAAGCGTATCTACTGTACCTACCTGTGCATCCACATAGGTCTTAATTGCACCCTGGGTGGCAAGCAGTGTCGCACTAGATCCTAGAGATCCGTTGTCGATTCCAGTTACAGTAGCACCTGTCGCTAGTTCTAAGCTGGTATCAGCCTTTAGTGTTGTTCCTGTAATTGCAGCAGCAGTAGACCCACCGATCACTGAGTTGTTAACCGTACCACCTGAGATCGTGAGATCATTCGCCACATAAGCATCGGCAACAGCAGTTCCCTGCCATACTCCCGTTCCTATCGTGCCTACCGTGACCAAGTTGGCAGCAGTTGTAATCGCGGCCTGTGTGGCACCCGTGACCGTTGCGGCTGTGCCACTGACGTTGCCCGTAACATCTCCCGTAAGATCGCCTGTTACGTCACCTGTAACATTACCCGTGACGTTACCTGTTAACGGCCCAGTGAAACCAGTTGCCGTGAGCATACCAGTTCCAGCATTATAAGTGACTCCAGCGTCCGTCTTAGGTGCTAAGTCACCTGTCGCACTCTCAAATAGTGCCACATAAGAAGTGGTATCTGTTGTGTCTGCTACCGTGATCGTGGCTGGTACGATAGATGCCGTGCCGTCAAAGCTCGTCCCACCAATCGTGCGAGCAGTCTCCAACGCCGTGGCCGTGGAGGCATTACCCGTTAAGGCACCAGTGAAGGTAGTTGCCGTGACTGCGTTGTCCTTCAGTAATACGGAATCAATCGTGACACCAGCAGCAGCCGTGGTTTCCGCTATCGTGTCGGTTGTGACCTTTTGACCAGCCGTAACAACGATGTCGTATGCACCAGTGGTATTACCGTTAGCAAGAATCTCGGTCAGCGTATCGTATCTGATGATCTGTGCATCTACATACGTTTTGACCGCACCCTGAGTCGCTAATAGGGTCGCAGATCCAGTAGCCACATCACCATTATCTATCCCCGTAACTGTAGCACCCGTAGCCAACGTCAGGCTTGCAAGTGTTGCTAGTCCGTTGGACGTAACAGTAGCAAACGTGATATCGGACATACTGACATCTGTGCCCGTTACACTGAATATGGCGTCTATAGAGTCCAGATCGGTGTTGAGCTTGGTGCCCCAGGTGTCGGTAGATCCACCGACTTCAGGTTTCGTTAGCCCTAAATTGGTAGTGGTGGTATCAGCCATGTTTTATCCTAGAGCTACGGATCGCATACGGAGGCCAGAAGCGGTGTGACGCTCCCGTTGTCCCTGCAATCGTAAGTCGTTTAGTGCTTTATCAAGTCTAGATGTCCACAGGGGCATCCGTTCATCATTCTTCAAGTACGGTTCTGCTTCGACCAACGTACCAAACAAGTAAATGTCGGGGTGGTTGGTCAACAGCCAATTTGTTGTCGCGCTGTCAGTCAGTGCAGCTATGCGCGTGTAGTAGATAATAGACGCCGTGTAGGTGTCATCAGGTGATCTGAGTACCTCAAGTTGATTAGCCGATCCACCGATTGTGGTGAAGTATATCGGCTTTCCAGTACCTGTCAGGTAGGTGCGCCTTTCGGAGATCTCCTCTGGCGTCACATACTCCAGTACAACTACGGGCGTCAGATCCAGCACGATCCTGACGATTTCCAGGGTATCCGTAGGAAGCGTGGTGTAACGCCCTGCGATTGAGAACGAATCGTTCTTCGTAATCATGTCAGGCTGACGTACCACCCGATTGAAGTTCGCTTCCGCTAGTTCTATGAACTCGGGGATCCTAGCAGTTAGATCAGAGCGATCCAGCCAATTGGCCGTGGCCGTCTGAAGCTCTGCGTAGGTGGTAATCGCCATTAGACTCGTCCTGGTCTAGTTCTGAATACCTTGTTATCTGGATCATTCAACCAGCGTTTAATCACTGCTTGATCCTTGAAGTTGTTCGATGCCTTGGCGAGTTGGTGATAGATGACATTTGGTATAGAGGCCACCTTGTGTGTATCGCCCTTCCAAGTTTTACGCTCATCTGCCTGATTGAAAATGCGCTTGTTATGCTCAACGATGTCAGTGACATCCTGAACATTTTCTAGGCTGATATTGCCTGTGATATCATCATAATGATACCACTGCGTAACCTTGGTTACCGGGTCATAATCGAGTATACGTTTCATAGTATGGCACCATCGGGGGCAGGGGCCGAAGCCCCCACCCCACTAGGTGTTTCGGTTATGCTACTGCTTTGATGCCAGCAACAATACCGTGGGCTGCTTCGTTGTTAACCTGAAGCCCCCATTCGATCAACGCCATTCTAGCGTCTGCATCCCCAGTCTTCGCCAAAGCTTCAATGCTATACGGGCGAAGCGTAGCCAGTTTTACTTCATCTGGGTCGAGCAATAAAGCCCAATCGTTATGCGCCGTCCCACCACCCTCATCCTCCACCGTAGTGAAGAAGCGGTTAGGAACAACCGATAGATTACCGAAATCACTGACATAAATGTCAGCAGCACCGATGATCACGGAAGGCGCTGCGCCGTCTACATTAAAACGGCTTTCAGCTATTCCACTGAATCCACTCACAACAGTCTTGTTGTACGGGGAAACCATCAAAACGCTTGGCTCTCCGCCCTCCTCAAATGTCGATTGCATAGCGGTCTTCACCATAGCTTCCGTCAGAGCGACAGGCGTTCCGAAAGACTTCCATACCTCTGATGCACCTGTTGGAGTCGAGCCAGCATAGCTGGGCTTCGTAGAAGCATTATCAACCGTGTTGGTCTTTAGCCAGCACGGGAATCCAGCCGTAACTCTTGCTGTGTTGTTAGAACCAACAACAGCACCAACCCCGTTCAGCAAGCAAGCCATTTCAACATTACGCTTTAGCTCTTTTGCTGCTTTCGCTGCTTGGTACCCAACCTCAGAAGAACGACCAGCTTTGGTAACTTTCTGCTCAGTTCCAGAGATAAGGAAATCGCGCATATTGATCTGACAATAATTCCCTAGGCGCGTGGTTGGGGTCGTAATCGTAAAGGTCGCCAGATTTGACCCTTCTTCTACTGGTGTGGCTGAAGCAGTACTGAGACTGTCCGTTTGCCACTCGAAATATGTGTTCTCTGCACTACGACTGCCGCCGATATTGCTCTGGAAGGGAGTGGCTGTCGGAGAAATATCCGCGATCAGGTCACTCAGATCCTCCCTAATGCCTACGGCTGTGTAGGTTTCAAACGTGATTGCCTTTGTAGCCATAATTCAATTTTTAGTTAGTCCGTAAGCATTGCACCTAACAAGGGTGCAGCATCGCCCACCTTGCCGGTGTCTTTCAGCTTTTGCCTCATAGCTTTCTGCTTACGGGAGCGCGTTCTACGGGAAGTCTCCTTGTTCCCTGGTGTTGCGCTGCCGATTTTAGATTTGGCGGTCTTCACCTTCTGGCCGTTAACGAGTTCGTTGTAACGCCAAGCATCCCGTAACACGACCAACGCCCGATGATCCCATAGCTGGGCGAGTTCTTGGTCGCTGTATCCAACCCATTTTCCGTGCTCAAGCATCTTACGCTGTTCATTGGCCTGAAGATCAGAGTCCGACCATTCCGGTATTTTTTCCAGCACGATAGTGCGTTCGCCAGCGAGACGTTTCTGCATGTCCTCTTGAGCTTGCTGCTGCTGGACATGCATCATCCGCTGCTGTTCTACTTGCACCGCCTGCACCTGTTCCTGCCGGTCCCTCTCAAGCACCTTCAGCTTGAGGAATTGAACTGGGTCCTCTCTTTCGAGACGATCCCAGTCAAAGTCGGGTGGCTGGGCTGCAGACTCCATCTGCTGCCGGAGTTGTTCAAGCACACCGCTATATTCCTGACGCTCTTGCATCAGTGCATTTTGATGGGAACCGAAGGCTTCCACTTGCTGCTGGAACTGTGCCCTCTCCTCCCCTAACGCTGCGCTCTTCTTTGTGAATGTCGCTGTCCGATGGTATCCAGAGATGAGTTCATCCAGCGGGACTTCCATGTCTTCGCCATCTACTGTGATGCGGTAGACTGGGGCATCGCTGTCGAGTTGTTCTTCTTCCGGTCCTTCATCGTCCTGCTCATCCACCACCGAGTCATCGGCTAACTCGATATCCTGCTGCTCTTCAATTTCATCTAAAGAATCTGGCGAGGGTTGCTCTTCCGTAGAAGAATCCTGTTCAGGGTGCTCTTCAGGCCCGACGAGCATTTCATTTAAGGCGTCGTGGATTTCTCCAGTTGTACGCCTGCGACCACCCTCTACTGGGGCGGTTACGGTCGTTTCACTCACTACTTTCTCCGTTTCTTAGATGTGCGTGTTTTCTCCATTGTCCAGTTGGCTACATGGGTACGCAACCCACGCACAACCTCATCCAGTCCACGAGACTGCATGTATAGATCCTCACGCATACCCTTATCATTTAACTTGGTGAGGTGCCATTGGGCAACAATCTGTTCTCTTACACCAGACACGACCGAGGCAAATACTTCATCCTCCAGTATCTCCTTCGCCCGCCGACCACGCTGTTCAGTTGTGAGATCCATTTATTTTTTTCTC